TGCAACATCAAGTCTGTCCTTTACAGTAAACTCCGCAATAACAGTGTCACCATCGGTGGCATTCTAACTAAGGAGTAATAATGGCAAAGCTAAAGATAACAAGGGCTAATGGTGAAGTATCAGAGCATAAGATAACACCAGGTGTCGAGTACGCTTTCGAACAGAAGTACGGATCAGGTATTAGCAAAGTCTTGCGTGAGCATGAAAGGCAGACCGAGATATTTTGGTTGGCTTATGAATGCTTACGCAGGGCTGGCGCTCAGATACCTTTGTGGGGTGTGGAGTTTATTGACACACTTGACACAGTAGAAGTATTGGATGACGAAAAAAAATAATCGAGCGGTCATCGATTCTCTACTCAATCGCTCAACTGAGCGTAGAGACTGGGATACCGCCTAGAGAGTTTATAGACATGGATAGCGAAATGTATGCGGCAATCATACAAGTGCTAACCGACAGAGCTAAGGAGATTCGAAATGCCAGCAGAAGTCGTAGGCGTTAAGGATGTCCTTGCAGGTTTAAAGTTTATTGACAAAGATTTACAAGATCGTATTAGGACTGCTATTGATCCGCTAATGCGTAATGTAGCTGCTAAAGCTAGATCATTTGTGCCTGGTAATGCTGAGGTATTATCAGGTTGGACTAAAGAGCCTAACCCAGAGATTAACTACCGCCCATTTCCTAAATATGATGCTGGCACAGTTAAGGCTGGTATTGGATACAACGCTGGCGATAACCGCACATTCAAAAATGGATTTAGAGTTAGTAATTATGTTTACAACGTAAGCGCACCAGGTCGCATATATGAAACTGCTGGTCGTAAAAACCCACAGGGTAGAGCGCCATTCCAGCAGATCGATCCAAGTCTGCCTGGCACAACCTTTGGCAAGGTGCAAGGATTTGAAGGCAAAGCCAGGGCACGTGAGTACACCTACAACAAATCCACCAGAGAATATGCATCTAACAACCCATTTGCAGGTTACCAGTTTGTTACTGCACTACCAGGATTAACCTCACAACCAAGAATTAAAGGCGTGCGTGCTGGTGGTCGTAAGACTAAAGGCCGTTTGATCTACAAAGCCTGGGCACAAGATTCTGGCAAAGTTTATGAAGCTATGTTGGGCGCTATTAACTCCACAGCTATAAAATTTAACAAATCAACAGAGATTAAGAAGGCCGCATAGTGGCAAACGTAGTCGTCTCGGCAATAGCCACCTGGAATGGTAAGGCGCTTAACAAAGGCAAAAAGGATATCTCAGCCTTTGACAAGCAAGTAGGTAAATTAGGTAGAACATTTGCTGGCGTGTTTGGTGCCAGTGCGTTGCTTAATTACAGCAAGCGAGCTGTTCAAGCATTTGCGCTTGACGAAAAAGCAGCCAAAGCGCTTGAATTACAATTAAAAAATACAGGTAATGCTTTTGCAGCACCATCTATTGAGTATTATATTGACAATTTACAAAAAACCACAGGCGTATTAGACGATCAATTACGCCCAGCATTTCAACAGTTATTAACTGTTACTGGATCTATTACTAAAAGCCAAGGAGCATTAAACACAGCATTAAATGTAAGCGCTGCAACAGGTAAATCATTAACAGAAGTTACAGCAGCTTTAACACGTGGATATTCAGGCAATACGACTGGATTAAGCCGATTAGGTGCTGGCATAAGCAAAGCCACCTTAAAGGCTGGCGATATGGACAAGATTATTGGTGAACTTAATAATAAGTTTGCTGGCCAAGCACAAGCTAGGTTAACTACTTATGCTGGCAAAATGGATTTGTTAACAGTAGCCACAGAGAATTTTAAAGAAGAAATTGGCAAAGGCATACTCGATGCATTATCGGCTTTGGGTAAAGATAAAAGCATAGAAAATGCAACGTCACAAATGGATAAATTTGGCAAATCTATTGGCGATGCTATTTATGGAACAGGGCTTTTAATTGCAAAACTTAATGGCTTAGTATCCAAAGCAGGGGGCGGTGGTTTAGCAGATTTATTGATACGTCTACAACCAGGCGGATCCCAGGCGGCTAGAGCATTTGATTTTGTAAGATCCATGGGGGCAAGTGATCGAAATAAACCATCTTCTAATTTTACTTATGGACTAGGCTCTAGTGCTACGGCAGATATAGAGCGTGCCAAAGAAGTATTAAGATTAAGGGCTGCCAATAAATTACGCCAAGATGAAATCAATAAATTAAAGGCAAAGGCTGAATTAGATAAATTAACACAAAAGTTTGATGTTGAGCGCATAGGATTATTAAAGGCATTAGGTGAGGCCACCGACGCTGAGACCAAATTACGTTTACAATCTAAATTAGCCATCCTGGACAATAACGAGGCTTTGGCTGCTAAATATCTAGCTGAGATGGAAGCTGCTAAAAATGCCACCAAATTAAGCACAGAATTATCAAGCACTGCCGATGCTTTGGCTAAGTTGCGTATTGTCACCCAAGCCGACTATACGAAGCAAATGTATGCAGGATCAGCCATTTATTACCAGGGCAACGCCGCACCTATCCCATCATCTGCCGCAGCTGCTGCACCTACTGTAATCAATAATAATACTAACTTGACAGTAGAAGGCACAGTCATATCACAAGATGCAGTATTAACTACAGTGCAAGAAGCATTACAAAGATTACAAAAACAAGGATCATCTTTAACTGTCGCAGGGTCACTATCATAATGGCAGTGCCAACAATAAATGCTTACATTAACTTTAGCACTGGCCCATCCTTTGCTCAGGCGTTTTTAATTGATTCAGGCATACTAGGTACTAACGTATTGGCTGACAGCACGGCTGTTATTGTTGATGTATCTAATCAAATCAATTACATACAAACACAGGCAGGGCGTAGCGCACTAGCAGATCAATTTCAAACAGGTACTTGCACTTTACGCATAGTAGATCAAAATGGCGATTTTAACCCAACAAATCCAACTGGCCCTTATTATGGATTATTGACACCTATGAAAAAGGTGCAGATAACTGCTACCTATAACAATGTTACTTATCCTATTTTTTCAGGCTTTATTACATCTTATGTAAACACACAACCTAAAGATGCTACAGAGGTTGCCTACACAACTATCACAGCTGTAGATGCTATGCGACTTGCACAAAACGCTCAGATAAGTACAGTGACAGGTGCAAGTGCTGGCAACCTATCAGGCACACGTATAAATCAGATATTAGATGAAATTGATTGGCCAGCAACTATGCGCCAGATAGATCCAGGTCAAACTACATTACAGGCAGATCCAGGCACGCCACGCACTTCTTTAGGTGCTATGCAGGTTGTAGCAGAGTCAGAGTATGGGGCTATTTATGTTGACTTTGATGGTTCATTTGTATTTAAGGATCGACTAACTGCCACAGCTTCTATTGGTGATACACCCACAGTTTTTGCAGATGATGGCACTGGTATTTCATACGCTAATGCCCAATGGAAACTAAATGATGATCTTATCTTCAACTCAGCCACAGTAACTAGATCGGGCGGCACAGCCCAGACAGCCACTAACCAGGCATCTATTGATAAGTATTTTATTCATAGTTATAACCTGCAAGATCTACTGATGCAGACCGATGCGGTAGCCCTAAATTACGCCAGGGCTTATGTAGCCAGTAGAGCTGAGACCACCATTCGATGCGATGCCATCGAGCTAGACCTATACACCCCTAACTACGATACAGGCATAGTTGCAGCGCTTAACCTAGATTTCTTTGATCCGATCACAGTAATTACAACCCAGCCTGGTGGATCTAAGCTGGAGAAAACCCTGCAAATCTTTGGCGTATCCAACATCATCACACCTAATAGCTTCAAAGTGGTGTTTACAACGCTAGAACCTGTCATAGATGGGTTTATAATAGGCAACATAAATTATGGTGTCTTAGGTCAAAACGTCTTATCTTATTAAGGAGATATAATGCCAACTTTTCCAGGCAATACAGGTGATGTAGTTACTTCTGCTATGTGGAATGGACTACCAGCCTTTGAAGTACAAACTGCTAAAACAGCAGATTACACAGCTGCAAGCGGTGATGAATACCAGCAATTAATCCCAATGAATAAAGCAACAGCGATAGCATTTAAAATACCAACAGATGCAACATATAATTTTGCAATAGGCACAGTTATAACAGTATTAAACATAGGAGTAGGCGATCTTACAATTAGCGCAGTAACTCCTGGCACTACAATTATTTTAAGTGCGGGCTCAACAGCAGCAGCACCAGTTGTGGAACAATACAAATCAGCCGCTTGTATAAAAACTGCTGCTAATGCTTGGTACATCGTTGGGGCTATTGCATAAATGTTAAACATTTTATCAGCTACCTTAGCACCTACAAAGCCAGAATTAACAGTTACAGGCGGCACTTTATTTACTTCTGGTGGTTTCAATTACAGATTGTTTACAGGTAATGGAACGCTTGGGGTTTCAGGCGGCACATTAATTGCTGATATTTTAGTTGTTGCAGGCGGTGCTGGTGCGTGTGTCGGCGCAGGAAACACACCAACAGGTGCAGGCGGTGCTGGTGGACTTATTGTTTTTACATCGCAGTCTTTGACATCTCAAAATTACACTTGCACAGTTGGCGCAGGCGGTGCTGGAACAGCCTCTAATACAGAGGTTGGAAATGGCGGTGATTCTCAGTTTGGTTCATTAACCTTAATTAAGGGTGGTGGTGGCGGCGGACATACTGATGGAGTTGCTGGAAAACTTGGTGGCAGTGGCGGTGGAGGAATGTTTGGCGGTGCTGGTGGTGCAGGTACTTCTGGTCAGGGTAATGCTGGTGGAGGTTCTTCTACATCAACAGCTCAAGGTTCTGGCGGTGGCGGTGGTAAAGGAGGGGCAGCGGCTGCTGGAACTTCAACAACTGGCGGTGCTGGTGGAATTGGTTATTATGATTCAATTGTTGATGCTATGGGCGCTGCTACATCAACAGGCGAATTGAGTTCAGGACATTATTATTTTGCTGGCGGTGGCGGTGGATCAACATATAATGGGGGAACTCCTGGTGCTGGCGGATTAGGTGGCGGTGGCGATGGTCGTAGAACGCAAGTTGCAGAAAGTGGTGCAACCAATACTGGCGGTGGCGGTGGCGGCACTGGAGATTTTGCTACTGGAACTGGAGCAAATGGTGGCTCTGGAATCATAATTGTGAGGTATGCAGTATGAGCCACTGGGCAGAAATTGATAATAATAATAAAGTTTTAAGAGTGTTGGTTGGCGATAATAATGACCCAGCAGGTGATGAAGGTTATCAATGGTTATTAGATAATCTTGGTGGCACTTGGATTAAAACAAGTTACAATAATAAAATCCGCAAACAATATGCTGGTATTGGCTATTGTTATGACCCAGTTAATGATGTATTTATAGCACCTCAACCATTCCCATCTTGGTCATTAGATCAGAACTTTGATTGGCAAGCCCCAACACCTAGACCCACTGAGGGCTTTTGGTATTGGGATGAAAACACATTAAGTTGGATTGAACTTGAAGCCTAAATTATGCGCAGCTGGCGTGCAGTTAAGAGATCAAGTTGATACCTGGTTTCCAGATAGGCGTACTGCCAGTGATGGGTGGGTGGGCGATAGCCGTCACGCCGCCAGAAAATCGGATCATTGTCCAGACGAAAATGGATGGGTCAGAGCAGTTGATATTGATTCTCGCTTGGGTTCACCCGAAGGGATCAGTGCTTATGTGGCTGACCAAATCAGAGTCGCTGGCAAAACCGATAAACGTTTATCTTACGTCATCCATAACGGACACATCGCTAGCAAGATATTAAACTGGAAATGGCGTAAGTATCGTGGTGTAAATCCACACAAGCGACACATACATATTAGCTTTACAAAGTTAGGCGACAAAGACAGCAAGCCGTTTGATATACCACTACTAGGGGGCAAGATATGAAGATAAGCAAGAAGCAGAAGGCTGTACTAAAATCATACGCACGTGGCGTATTAGTTTCATTCTTAACATTCTTAGCAAGTAATGAACTTGGTTTAGATCCTGCTGTAGCTGTAGTTTTAGCAGCCTTTGCAGGCCCAGCGATTAGGGCTTTAGATAAATCCGATGTAATCGGTATCAATGACAAATGAGTCCAGATCAATGGGTTTCCTTTGGCGCTGGCGTTATCGCCGTGCTATCAGGCGTGCTAATAGGATTACGTTTTTTAGTTAGAGGCTGGCTTAATGAGTTACGCCCTAATGGTGGATCTAGTATGAAGGATCAGATAACAAGACTCGAACAGCGTGTCGATGATCTCTTTGTTTTAATCAGTAAGCGATAATTTAATTATGTCTACAACTCGTAAACGTAAGAAGATAAATCGGCGCAGGGTGCGTAAGTCTCCTGAGCCATTATCGAAGCTAGAGGTGTTTTATATTGCTAAACACGAGATGTTCAAAGCTGCACGCAAAGCAGGTTTTAGCGAATCTGTAGCCCTTTATCTCATGGATAGTCCAGAGTCAATGCCAGACTGGGTAGTCGGCGATGATGGAATTATCCCACGTATCCCTACTCCAGACGAGGATGAAGATTAAGCGCTACTTGGTAATCAGCGATCTGCAGGTACCATTCCATCACGAAATAGCTGTAAAGAATGTTATCAAGTTAGCAAGGCGGGAGAAATTTGACTCAGTATTGGTGGTCGGGGATGAAATTGATTTTAATACAATTAGCAAATGGGCCGAAGGCACACCTTTGGCTTATCGTCAAACCATTCACGATGATCGGGAACTTACTAAGTCGATACTGTGGGATCTCAGTGAGTACAGCCGAGAGTGTCATATTATCCGCAGTAATCATACTGATCGCCTTTATAACACTTTACTAAAAGTACCTGGCTTAATCAGCCTGCCCGAATTACAGTATCCAGCATTTATGGGATTTGCTGAAATGGGTATGACCTACCACAAGACCGCCTATGAATTTCACCCAGGCTGGATGTTAGCCCACGGCGATGAAGGCAATATGTCTCAGCACGCTGGTATTACAGCTCTTAACTTGGCTAAAAAATGGGGTAAATCAGTATTGTGTGGCCACACCCACAGACTAGGTATGAGTGCCTATGCAGAGGGCGTAGGAAGCCATTACAGGGCCTTATATGGGGTTGAGGTAGGAAACCTTATGGATCGCAAAAAAGCCTCTTATTTACGCTATGGAAGCGCTAATTGGCAGATGGGTATTGCTATACTAGAAACCATAGGTAAGACCCTGACACCAACCCTGGTGCCAATAAACAAGGATGGCTCATTTACAGCATTAGGCAGACATTATGGGGCTTAATACAGAGTACGCCGAGCGCACTATCGATGACCATATCGATGACCTCGAAGATATTAACGTTATCTAATCGTTATAATAAAACAGCCCTAAATAATCCACAAAGTCATACACAGGTGCAAGACTATGCCTGTGCCACAAAGTATGTGCGCACAGATTGGGCTACAAATGACTATGGAAATCGCAGTATATTTATTTATTGGTTTAAGTATGACGTATTGGCTGGTGCTAATGCGTATAGATGATATGAAGCAAACCCACTACTGGCGAGGCCGTAAAGATGGCTGGGATATGCACCGCCGAATGATACAAAACAAAGCAAAGTCAGATGAGGTATTTGACTATGACAAAAACTGAGAAGCTGCTGGCAGATGTTGTCGATTTGGTGCATACAAGGGGATCGGTCTATGGTCACCCTTACACAAACCATAAAAGGATCAGTGACCTCTGGTCGGCATACCTCGACCATCCAGTTACGCCTAGTCAAGTCGCATTATGTATGGCGCTCGTCAAGGTTTCTAGGCTTACTGAGTCTCCAGGCCACAGTGACTCGATCATCGACGCACTTGCTTACATTTCGATATACCAGACAGTCCTTGATGCAGAAGCCGACATCAATTTTACCTGGGGGGATGACTAATGGCATTTAACTTAGCAGATTATGAAACAGTCGAGAGCCGACTGGAGAAGTTTTGGAAGGAGTATCCAGATGGAAGAATCGCTACAAAGATTGAACAGGCCACAGACACTAGATACATTGTTAGTGCTGAACTATTTAAGACAGAAGCCGATGCTAAAGCGTGGGCGAGTGGGCTTGCTAGTGAAAGCATTAGTGATCGGGGTGTCAATTCAACTTCTGCACTGGAGAATGCTGAGACTTCAGCGATCGGCAGAGCGCTTGCAAATGCAGGTTATGCAGCTAAGGGCAAGAGGGCTAGCAGAGAAGAAATGACAAAGGTTGCAACTTATTCACCGCCAGGATCTAGGGCAAGAGCTGTAGAAAATGTGTTGCGTGAAGCGTTTGCAGAAGATGCCAAAGGTCAGCCAACTGTTTGGAGTGTTGGTGATGCAGTAGAAGCGATACCAGTTAATCCTAAAGCACAAGAATGCAAACACGGCGTGATGATACTTAAAGAAGGCATAGCAAAAACTGGCAAGACTTACCACGGCTATGTATGCAGTGCTGCTAAGCCTGACCAGTGTGAAGCTAAATGGGCAAAACTCACGGCTGCTGGATCTTGGTTCTTCCCTAGCGATAGTGAGGGAGGTGAGTAAATGGGATATGTTGAAATTATACGTGATGGGTTCACTCTACGTTTAGAAGATGATAAGCGAACCCTCACGCCATCGATTGACCTATGTGTAGCTTGTAATGATGACAGGCTAATACATTCTGGTAATTTCTTGGTATGTACACAATGCCACTGTAGGCAATAAGGATATTACCATAATGCATTCACAATTTCGATGTAATGGCTGCAAGCGTGATACCGAATTCTTATGGCTAGATGAGATCGATACGCCAGATGGATTTAAAGCTTATCAGTGTATGGATTGTGGTTGCGTAGGTGTTAAGAATGTGGTAGAGGCTTTGCATATACCTGACTCAGAGATATGCAGATGTGATAAGTGTGGTGGTTGGAAGTTTGACGCCGTGGTCTGCCACACTTGCCAACTGATTGGAGCGAAGTAATGCCAACGTATGAATACAGCTGTAATGAATGCGGCACCTATGGATCAGTACATAAATCTTATGATGATGATATTAGCCCGATGAATTGTCCTAAATGTGATTTACAAATGAGCAGAATTTACTCAGCGCCTGGGCTTATATTTAAGGGTGGCGGATGGGGCAAGAATGCCTGAAGCTACAGCTGAGGATTGGGCTAAACAAAACAAATTGCGCCAAGAATGGTTGGCTGCTAATCCAGATGCACAATACATAGGATGGACTTCTATATGACGCCACGCTGTGTGACCTGCGGTTTTGTTAATCGATTTGACATCGTATGCTAGGCTCTAGTGTAGCAGTGGCTCACAAAGCCACAAGGCGAGCCCGACAGGGAAAGCTCGCAAGGTGCTGGCTAGTTGGGATCGCTCTAGTCATAGTTAATCTTTGCTTTGTAAAGACTAATT